TCGTGAGATGCAACGTAACTTTAAAAACTTTTTAACCGATATTAGCAATAAGGCTATTGTATTGGTTCAACTATACTATAATCAGCCTCGTATTATTAGAATGGCAAGTGGTACTCAATTTGCGTCTATTGAACCTGATGAAATGGGTGAAATGGAAATTAATATATACGATCAAGATATGCAATCTAAGGAATTAATGGCTATTGATAGCATTAAATCTGATTTAACGATTGGTGAATATGAAGTTGAAGTAACGGCAGGTAGTTCATTGCCACAATCACAAGCCGCTGTTGCTAATACTACTATGCAACTAGCACAACAAGGTGTTTTTGGTGATATCAATAACGTTGATGTTAAAGAGTTAATACTAAAAACATTGGATTACCCAAATTACAGGGCAATCATTAATAAGATTAAAGAAGAAACTGACGAGTTACAAAACATGCCATTACCGGAACCTAACTTTGCTCAGAACGTTAAAAACGTAAATATGAGCTTAAAAGATATCACTGAATTAATAGGTGCATTGCCAGCGGATCAGCAAATGCAATCTATTAACATTATTATGGAATCAATAGGATTAATGCCTGCTATACCTCAAATGCAAGTAGAACCTGATTTTATAACGGGCGTAGGTGGCATGTAATAAAGAGTGTGAAGAGATACGATGGATAAAGATAAAAGATACAAAGCGTATGATAAAAGAACATCACGCAATATGGCTGAACATAATAGACAAGGTGGCAGTGTTGCTCGCCCTGTTAGGGATGTCTCTAATGCTTCGCCTGACCGTAAACTTACTCGTGGCCGATTTCTTTTAAGAAAAGCAAAGCAAATTCTATCACAAAGCCAACCATTAAAAGACGATAAGGGAAGGCAAACGCCAGCAGCAATGCAATTTAAAAGATGGGATGCACCTATTCCTAGTAATTACGATCAAGTAAGACGTTTAAAAGAAATTGGAAAAAATATCGTAGAGCGATACGGTAAAAAAAATAAGTAATTCGGAAATTCCGAACAATTGAATATTATATAGCCGGTGGCTCAATTGGAAAAGAAAGCCACCGTCTACCCAAAACAACAAACTGAATGAATCAGTGAGTCAATAAAATTATTATAACATATGCTTTTGATTAATCCTATAAATAGTGTATAATATAATTAGTAATCTCATCAGCGTTCCCCCTCATCGCACATTCTAAACATAGGGGGAACAACAAACCTTGTAATACAATAAATATATTTGGTATAATAAGTATGTACAACACACACGCAGCCTGCCGACCGCTTGTTTTATTAATTTCAAGCTCCTATAGATTTTTTTGGATGATTATTTGTGAATACTAGGCAGGCTCACTACTCTAAACTATAAAGCCCTTATGAATACTTAACTTGTACCGTTAGATACTTAATATCTTTATTGGCTATACTGTTTCTAAGCATCATTTGAATTTGGTTGAAGCAAGCAATGTCATCTTCCCTTTTAGCGATGCCAATACAGCCCCTAGTGCCTTCTTTATTGCCGTCTGGGTGTATTAGTAGCCCTGTACGCTTTGTTTTAAACTGTGGCTCTAATTTGGCTACCCATGGAAAAGACTTGCCCATATACGCATCAGTTTTTCCTTTAATAGGTTTTAATTCATAACAACTGGTTAAATGGTATAACCCTTCTGGCAAATACCCTTTGCCATACTTGCCTGATATTGCCTTAAATCTTGCTGTCATGCCTAAATCTAATACGCCAACAGCTGTTTTATTGTCTATTGTGTCTGCGGTAAATGTAATATTGGTTAGCGGTTCTTCTGTAGGTTTTTTCTGATTCAGTTGTCCGGTATTTCCGGATAACTCTAAAGGGGTCGATTTCGACCGGTTTACATTATCATTTATCGTTTTTTTTTTAACTTATCGATTGAACCACCAATAAAGATTCTTAACACATCTTTTAGGCCTAGAGTTGAAACAAGTATACCTACAATTCCAAACTCAAACCACCACGCTGTATCATTAAGTGCTGCCCAACCTGCTGCCATTGTTGCTTGTGTCGCAGGAATAAATGTTAAAATCATAATCATAAAAAACCCAATAATGATAAATTCATCAATTAAAGATTCACGTCTATTCTTTAATACTTGCATATCATATGTCATGTCATTAGCTGCTTGCGTTTCTTGCTGTTTGATTTGTGCGTTAAGTTTAGCAACATCTAAATTTACTTTAGCCTGGGCAATGTCTAGCTTCCCTTTTTCTTTTATTTCCTTAATAGCCTGATCTTTCTTAACAACATCCCCAACCGTTCCAACGACCGAACCAATCAAATTCCCTACAATATTAAACATTATTTATTCCTTTCATTCTTGTATTCCCTCGAATTCGAGGGAAATCCCTTTCTTAATTACAGTTAATCATAATCATATTCTTATAATTAAAATTAATGCAGTCCTGTTCAATTTCCCCATCATTAACTAACATTTCTATTTCTTCACTATACGGTTTTATGTAAATATAGCGGTCATTGATACTGTAAAACAATATATTAATTTCCTCTATAAAATACGCTTCGTATACTATCCCCATTTTTGCTTTAATGTTTTCATTCCTTGATCTATTACTTTTTCAATTTTCTGATCTTCTTTTTGTTTTTTATACTTACGATTCTTTTTGATTTCAGATTGATAATCGTTTTCTTCTATATAAACCAATTTATCACGCTTTTCGATATCTTTAATCTGGTTCATAGTTAATTTGCCACGCCCACCCCTAGGGTCGTTAAACTCGGTGAACCCATGAATACTTACTTTTGCATTACCAAAATACTGGAATGTTTCATCACTCTTACACGATCTGCATTTACTAACTTTTGGTTCGTGTATTGAAAAATAAACATCATCTACACGCTCGCAATTTTTACATTTAAAACTATACAGTGGCATTTTTGGTAATTAAATCTTCCATGAACAATCTAATTTCATTACGGCGTTTTAGGTTGCTATCTTCACAATTTAAAATCTTGTATACCATTGATTGACTAACATTAAATTTCTTAGCAATCAAATCAGGTGTACATTCTGATTTCTTCCATAGTGCTTGCAATTCCTGAGGTGTAATATTGCTTTTTATATAACTATCGTCAATAATCTTTTGAACGTTATTACTGAGTTCCCTAACCTGCGTCTGGTTAGTTTGTATCATTGCTGACAATTGTTGCATTTGATCATATAGGGCATAGCCATTAGCATTGTGTTTTAAATCTTCTAACGATGCCATGATGTCCTTGTATAATCTGGTTAATTGCTCATTAGTTAACGGCTTGTCTGTGGTCATCTTTTCTAGCACTTTTAACTTACCGTCAAAATGGAATTGTGCTGATTCTTGCATGCTAGACTTAACCATTGTTTTAATTCTTGAATCAATCGATTTACTGATGTCGGTTAGCATCTTATGCATTTCCGATCTGAGTATACCCATTGCCATTTCTATATTTTGATTTTCCATTTATTTATTCCTTTCTTTGTCTTCTTTTTGGTGTTGTTCCCACCATAGACTTATACCTTTGTGTTTTTTCAGTACTTTATTTAATTGTTTTTTATCCATGCGACGCAATAATTCACACAAATAATCAGTTAACAAATCAGCATTTGACGCTATAGAATTATAAACCTTTTGTGGTGCAGTTTGTGATTTTTCAATTAAATCTTTGACTATGTGATTTCTGTATTTGTTATATCGCATTTCAGATTCGTTACTCATTTCGATTACTGGGCATGATGCCTGAACGTAAGCAATATAATTCAGGATATTTAAACAATTAACTATTATTGCACTTTGGTTGGCGTGATATTCTTTTACTTCCTTATTAAAGTGTGACAATAGCTTAAACATGTAACTTTCAAACTTATCTTTCATGGTAATTGATTTATCTTGTGGGTAATAGCATGGCATTTTTCTTTATTCCTTTCACGCTCTACCTGTTACATAATCGTGCAGTGTAGGCTTTTTAGTATCTGTTTTAAATCTATCGGCAGGCGAAGAAACATCAACACCATTCAAATACCGAACCCCATACTGAACGGCATCGACTGAGTGATCATTTTTTTTAATCACTTCAAACTTGTCTGAATCATCAAATTCAGTGTCTTTATAGGAATATTCTTCATGCTGGGTAATTACATAACCTAGGTCATTAAATACATACAATTTGTTCTTATAAAACAATTCATTGATCAATAGGATATTCCCACTTTTGTTTTTTACGCACTCTATCAAATTCAACCCTTTAGCCTGTAAATCTTTCCACCATGAACCGTAATCTCTATCAGCGACTTTCATGCTATAATCGGCAATAATAGGCTTACCGTAGCCATATCGATTACAAGCAAGAACAATTTCATCAATCGTCGGGTGTGACTTGTGCCACTCGTCAAATATAAATATCTGGCCATGCTCAGTTTTAGCCATAAACACAATACTGGTATCAACACGTGTACCATGATCTAAACCAATGATAATATGCCAATTTTCTTGTAATGGTTGCCTTGGGATTTTGTGATGTTCTTTAAACTGGTCATATACGTTGGTTCTTGTTGCGTCCCATGAACCTTCAAGATATTGCTTAATATAGCTAGGTGGGTAGTTTTCTTCCATACGCTCAATATACCCATCTGGTAAATTCTCGCTATTAGAATAAGTGGTTGCTCTAATATACAAACAATCTTTTGGCGGTTCGTTGTCATGATAACGCTTCTTACACCAACCACGCCTTGGGTTGCCTTCAGTGAACACAAACCTTTTAGGTAGTTTAGTGCCCCTTAATCTTCCTAGTACTTCGCTAAAATGCTTTTCGCTTAATTCCTCGGCTTGACACATT